CTCTACAAGTTGTGACCTAAAGTCATCAAAATTCTTATTAATATATTTTACTATTCTTTCTTGTGCCATTACTTGTTAAAATTTATTACTACTTCATCAGATATGTTAGAATCAGCTATTGCGTATTTCATACTGAAAACTATAGTATTACTGTCAGTTTGTGGTATCAACTCTAAACTTGTAACCTGTACTCTAGGAAAGAATTTTTCTAAATCATCCAAGATATTTATTCTAATTTCATCTAAAGTTGATTCATCTATATTACTAAATAATAAGTTTCTTAATCCTGCTCCAAAAGAAGGGTTAAAGTAACGTTCACCTTTAGCTGTTAAAAAATAATTAATCAAATTAGCTTTTATAGCATCTTTAGTTTCAAAGGTTGTATTAAATACTGCATTCCCTGAAAACGGTAAAGATACTCCAACTCCTTTACTAGGAGTTAAGTCTAACGGGTTAATTTTTTTTATCTCAAACGCCATAATTATATCATTCCGCCTTTTTGTTTATCTTTCTTCATAGACATATCATATACTGCTTTTGCATTTTTTACAAAATCTAATTTGCTTATATCTATACCGGCTTTAGGTCCTGAGTTTTCAGTCATACCCATATTAGCTGCCATACCGCTTGCAAAGTTAGGTTTTCTAACCATAGAAGAGTCTGAAGATACTACGTTATTGTAGTCTTCACCTGTCATTGATTTTTTAGTTTGCTGGAGCATTTCTTCTAAAGGAATAGTTCCAGGGTTAAGAGGGCCAGTAGACCAGGTTCTCTTTATGTCTTTTTGAGTAATTGGTCTGTAGGAATTACCTACACCAGTCTTATTCGGAGTACTAGCAAATTTTACTGCTTCGTTGAGCATATCTTGTAACTCTTCTTTAACTGCTTTCTTTACTTCTTCTCTTATAAGTTTTCTAAGTTCATTAGTCTTCATATTAATAAATAGTTAAGTTATGGAAGTTGGTTGTCAATTCTTAATTTTAATTCGTCAATCAGTACTTGAGGGTCGCTAGCAAAAGAAGATTCTCCTTTTAAAACTACTATTCCCCTAAAGTCTTTAGCTATTGCAATCCTTTTTGGAGCTATAGCTGGAGCGTTTATATCTTGTATTACCTCTATGTTATAAACTCTACCGTTTTGACCTGTGTATGAGGTAGGTTCTAAAGTACCTTTCCTTGGTACATTTAGTCCTTCAAGTATCTTATCTCTATCGTCTTGTGAAAGATCTGGGTTCTCAGCACATCTCTGTAGAAGTCTATCAATAGTATCTAGCCTTTGCTTTATTGGGCTAAAAATAGTATTACTATCTTCTATTAGAAGTTTAATTGCTTTTTGATCATCTTCTAACACTTCAACCATCTTTCTAGTCCATACTAATAGACTTGATAGAGTTTGTATCTTTCCTGTTTTTACTGCTAGTATTAACCCTCCAGCAGGACCTGGTGGTGTACCTATTGCTGATGGTACTGGTAGGTGTGATAGTATTTGTACTGCTACTTTACCTCCTTTAATGGGTTTATCTAATTTCTTAGGTATCTGTGCAAACTTATCTATTCTACTATCTACCTTAGTTATTACTTTTCTAATATTATTTACTGTTTTACTCAACTGATTAAGTACAGCAGGTGGAGGACACTTATCTCTTAATGCATTAATTATTTCGTTAACCTTTCTAGTAGCATACTCTATAGCATAGGATTCTAATCTTCCTAAGGCCATAGCTACTATACCTGATAAGTTACTTTTAAATTCTTTTAATAATCCGTGTGGCATTACTCAGTAAATGTTTTTTTAGATTTTAAATCAGATTTACCACTTGGATTAATCCTTCTTTTAAGCTGTCTTACTATTCCGCTTAGCTTAGGTGCTTCTTTCATTAAAGAAGTTACAGGCTTTCCTCCTGCTTGTGCTTTAGCCATTGCTCTACTTACTCCCTTCAAAGCGTTAAATAAGTCATCTAATAAGTACTCTAAACTATCACCTAATATTACAGGTTGCGATTCATATAATCTTGCCTTTTCTCCTAAGAGTATTTTTTTAGCATCAATAGCAACATATTTGTCTCCATCAAGACTAATGTCTTTAGCTGTTACTCCGAAAGATTCTTTTGCAGAAAATAATATATCTTCATCTTTGCTGTTAAAATAAAGCCTACCGCTATTAAGTATTATCTGCTTTCCTTTATACTTACTTGCATCTGTAGGTTCTATATCGGCTGCTTTATATTTAGTTCTAGACTGCTTTAATGGTACCGTATGATCTGAGGTTATAAAGATGGTTGAGTCGTCTTTATTTATATCTTCCTCAGTAAAGTCGTTACCACCGGTCTTAAGTACCTGGCCGTTAGATATAATAATAAAAGGTTTTCCTTTATTATCATCTTTAGTATATATGTTTTTTGGATGTTCTTCTCCTCCGAACCTTATAGTCTGTCCCGACCTACCTTCTAGTATTACATCTCCGTAAAAAGGTTGCAGGGGTGATACTCTTTGCTCGTCAATGTTGTATCCCAGCTCTAAGTCATCACCAGCAGGAAAAGCGTTATGATTAGGGTTGTTCCAGATAGAAACTATTCTAGTATAGTAAGCTGATTTATCTCTATCTGTCAATATACTACTGGGTGCTGATGTGATCAATACTATCTCCTCATTTAAAGGGTACCTTCTTACTGAGCTGTCTAGGGGTTTAGCAAAAGGTAGATCTCTTAAATCTTTTTTTTCATAATCTACTCCAATAGGTATATAGAATATACATCCTATAGAATTTTGCTTACCATAGTCAGAATACATCTCGTCTGATTCATCTAGAACTACGTGAGCAACTCTAGCTGCAAATGTTCCCTGTAGGGATGATTCTTCTGGTACTAAGTAATTAGGAGAAAACATATTTATTCTTCGTTACCTTCTTCTGTGGTTCCTATATCTTTGACTTCTTCTTGTGCTTGTTCAGACTCTTCTAATAAATCCTGTAGTTCGGAGAGGTCGAATTCCCCCGTCTCTCCCTTAGAAGCTGCTATTTCTAACCTCTGTATTACAGTAGCTAGTTTGATGAGGTGTTCATCATTTTTAACACCTATCTCCATGTACTCCTTTATCATCGGTACTAGTAAAGTAGCGTCGCCTATATTCTCAATTAAAGGTTTTAGTTCAGCTATAAGCCCTTTTACTTGTGATTTAGTCTCTTTTGAGTTATCGTATATTTCACCGAAGAGGTCAGATAAGGTTTTGCCCTTAAATATTTCTTTATCTAAACTCATAATGTTTTATATATAAATAGACTTATTGAGACTTATTAGTTAATAATCCTAAATCATAGCTTTTTTGGTACTTTTCTTTAAACTTAACTTTTAGTACGTTTATTACTTTAGTTAGGTTAGGTGTATCGCAATCTGTCATTTCTCTAATGTATATATAAAGAGCCTTTTTCTTAAAAATATCTAAATCGTGTCTAGTTTTAAAAATAGTTAAAACAGCATCTGCTATTTTTTTATCTTGTTCTTTAATAAATAAGTCGTCTATTATGAGGTAGGTTTCATCAACCCATATATCTATAAAGTCACTTAAGGTTTTACCATAAGCGTGGTCAACAGCATACGCCTGTTTATAGGAGTCCTCCATATCAGCGAACTGACCTATCTGTTTTAATTTTTTATAGTTCTTATTGTTGTAGTTTATCAGCCACCTTTTAACAATAGTACCAAAATAAGAGTAAGCTTTTGCTCCATTAGTAGGATCAAACTTCATTATCTTCTCTTCGTATAATACTGAGACTATTTCATGCTTTAAGTCTTCTATTTTATCTACATCTGTGTAGTAGAACTTAAATGTATGAATTATGTTTTCTGCTAGTTTATAAAATGGGTAATAAATGTGATCTGTAAAGATCTTACTTCTGTAGTCTTGATCTTCCGATTCATTAAACCTTACAATGTACTCTTCTGTCTCTCTTGTAAAGTAATTAGCTTTCGCTCTCTTCCTTGCCATAGTTATCTGGGAGCATGTACCTATTCAATTCGTCTTGTACTGCTTTCATTTGGTTAAAAAATTCACCAACTTCATCATCTGATTGAAAGACCCCCTTTTCGTCGAGATTCTGTAAGTGTTTGTTAGATTCCCCTATGATATTAGAAATACTCTGAAGATACTGTGCTTGATCTATTGTAACATCTTCGTATTTTTCTACTTTCACCATAAGGTTTCTAATAAGATACACTAAAGTTCCCGAAATGGCAACTAAAAAACCGATTATTATGTATAAAGTTATATTCATTATAGTTTATTTAACATGTTTTTAAGTCCTTGAGAGGAATTCACCCGTTTACCCGTAGAGGACTTAGTTTTTTTTGTTTTCGGTGAGGTATCACCACCATCTGAAAGCCATTTATCATACTCTACCTTAGAGGCTAAGAAATCAGCCGTATGAAGTACGAATACTATGTTGGTTTTCATTCTGGATGACGGTACGTTACTAAAGAAGTACGCTTCGTTAGCTTTATCGAACACACCATCGTGTAATCTGATACCTAAGAACTCGTTTTTAGATACTTTAATACCAAATTTTTGTAATATAAACAGTGACCTATCTGGTATCAACATAAATCCAAGCTCTGGATTGTAAGTATACATTTCATGTAACTTATCCTGCCTCCATTTATCGGTCTGAGGTATATAGTTTTCTTTTTCTCCATCACCTATCTTACCAAGGTCATGGAATAAAGCAGCAAATACCAATTCTTCTTCTGTAAAATCTATAGTACCACCCATCTCTTTGAAAAGTCTCATCTGTTTAATACTAAACTCAACTACCCTGTTAACGTGATCGATATAACCACCGGCAAAAGCATTATGATGCCATGATTTACCGCTAGCAGGTGCCATAATATAGGCTTCGCCCAAGTGTTCTATAAGCTTTTTACATGATTCTTTACGATCACCTAAGTAAGTATCTATAATTTTAAGATGTTTATCGTAATTCGAATGGATTTTCTCCGCCTTTAATGTCATATTAGATTAATTATTTGTTATATTATTATATTTTTCTTATATTATTAATATAATTAAGTATTTATTTATATTTAATTCTTAATATATAATTAAGATAATGATTTTTTTTCGGAAGATCAACTATTCCACAATAAATTTTTCAAAATAATGGTCTTTTATTACGGAATTACCAACTCCCTCCCAATATACCTCCATATAAAGTGTAATAGTATCGTTTTGAGCCATTGGAGGAATTGGTCCAACTATCCTTTTTGACCTTAAACGATCGTGATCATCGGAAAAATAAATACTAGTACCCTGAACTATATTAACTTTTATACCTGCAAACTGATTTAGAATGATATCATAAGAGGAATTTGGAAGTAAATTACCGTTATAATCATAAGGTCCTTGGAAAGGATTGTAGTTATTTACGGTTACCATTAAAGAATCTCCAATAGTCCAATGTGTATCGCTATCAAATCTAGCTTCTACCGGCTGTACTCCGTTATATTCATATTGAGGTAGTACCTTATCTGCAAAGACATCTACTTGAAACCAAGGTAAATACTCTCCGGTAAAGTCTAAATCGATATGACGATAACCATTTTCATCTAAATAACCCGGTAATACCATCTCTGCATCACAATCTCCATCGATACAAGGGGAAGAAGGGAGGTCATCGACAGTACAGCTAAAGAACAGCACCGCGCTCGCCGCGCAAAACGCGCAAAGTTGCCACGAAATTTTATCTAGTAGTTTAATCATATTTTATATTATCATTTAATTCAATTTCTAACGCTTCTCTATTATAGAAAGCTTCCTCAGTATGTTTTTGATTAGCTATCTCCGACACCATAACGCCTATAGGGTATCCTTTTCTTATATTAACGATAAATGAATACTTACCGGTAACGGATAGATTCCAGTCTGATGTGTCCATAGAGTATCTATCTATAGTAACGTCTCTGAATCTATGGGATATGAAATCGTAGATCTGGGA